GTTAATTGTATTCTTGTCAGTAATCTTGTCAGTTGGCTGCTTGTTATTGTTCGAACTTCTTATTGTGTGCGCGGAACCTGACTGCTTGTCTTCCGAAGAACCATCATCCCAAACTATTTTGATTAATGGATCTCCCACATTCTCCACAGTTTGCTTATCTCCAAACACACTAATTAATTTACTAGCCATCCACCTGGCATGAAATAACCGCTCTCTTAATAACTGTACTTTTGTGGGTTCTGTGTCTTGGTCTAACATATCTTGCATTTTATCAAGCCAAACCATTGCACCAACACGCCTGGCTTCAAGTAGTTGCTCTTTAAACTTCTGATCCTGTTTCATCCATGTATGAACAGTTGTAAGTCCTGGCATATCTTTGGCTCTACAAACTTGCGTTAAGGTTGTGCCAAGCTCAACTTGTTCAATTATTCGTCTGTATGTATTCTCTGATTTCTTCATATGTTTTATTTTTATATTGTCTTAGGTTTTGTAATGCTCGTATTTTGCCTTCAATAGATACCGGACCAAATGAAAGACCGCCATGCATTCTGCAAATATAATGACCATTTTTCTTTAATATCCCTTTAGCTCTACATTGACGACCATATCTCTTGGTTGTTGCTTCACATTGTACTTTTTTACTCGGTCTGCCTACCATTTTAAAAAACTTTCTTTTTTTTATAATTAATTGTTGTGTATACATATCATTAGTATATACATGAAATTAATATATATAAGGGAGTTATATACATGAAACACAAACATACTAAGACTAAAAGAACTTGCTATAAGTGTTTAAAATTTAAACCTGTAAGCAAATTTTATCAACGCAAAGATGGTTCATTTTTTTCTGCGTGCATTCCTTGTCAAAAAGTTTTGAGGAATGAAAGAAAAGAAAGAAAATTATGAACATAACAATAGTCGAAATTAAAGCTCGCAAAGTAAAAGGGTTAATCTCTTTTATTGGTCGTAGGGTTTTTATTGATGGCAAAAAGTTGCCAAAGACACCTGGTCGCAACTATCCAGCGAATTGGTCGGAAGAGTTTACTCTCAAAGTTGCTCAAAAACATTTTAAACAAGGAGCTTACTTAAAATGAAATACATTTATAATAAAGACAGCTTTGATAATGCCGTTGAAGTTGATGGTTATCCGTGGGGGTTTAGATTAAGAACTAAACGCCGTTATTGGATAGAAACAGTAAAAAACAGAGGTGATCGCTTCTGTTATGCTACTCTTAATCCTAAAACTAATAAATGGTGTAAACCTAAGAAAAACACCTATGAAGCTGTTTTAGTATTAGGATTTAATCAAGATAATCATGTTAAAACTGACGGCTTAGGTCTTTGGGGAACTGACCAGGACATTGCCGCATTTAAAAACAGAATTAATTATGACCAATTAAAAGAACTTCAAAAAAAGAAGTTATGTGAAAAGTCATCAATTAATCATGTGATGAAATCGGTTAAATTTGAAATCAAGTCAACTGGAACTTATAACCTAAGTGATCCAGCAGACTTGCAAAGATTAAAAGAAGATAACAAAGACAGAGAGCAAAAAGAACTTGAAGAGAAAAAGACACTTAACAAGATCAACACAGCAATCAACCAAACTTATCATTCTTGTTTAATCAAAAACAATCTTAAATAATGCTTAAATTTATATTTATAGCAGCACTCTTTGAATTAGCGGTATTTCTACCGCTAGTTTACTTAATTAATAACTACTAGGAGCTTAAAAAATGAAAACTATTTCACATTATAACAGCAATAAATTACTTCATATTGAAACACCTCTAGGAATAATAAATATTCGAGTAGGTTTAACTGATCGTCTAGGAAGATCAGTTGACAGTATTGAAGTAATACCCTCAAATTATGCTGGTCAAAACAAGGTAAAAAGATCAGGTTTTAGTAATACTAGATTAATTAAACTAAAAAAAGGAGCTTAAAAAATGATCAAACTTATACCAACTATTATCCATAACTTTAAAGATCCAGATGAAGATATAGACCAATCAACACAAGATTTTGAGTCAACTTGGTTTTGGTTTCTTGAAAGCTGTATGTTTACGGATGATGAATATTATGGATTACATTATGATTTAATAAAAAAAATTGATTATACAAAATCGCATAAATTACAAAACAAGCTATTAAATTTAATAGAAAAAATAACAGGCATGGACTGCATTGATAGACACAGTGTATTTTATAAAGAATAAATAATAAACCGACTAAAAACCTCTTTTATAAGGGGTTTTTTTTATCATATAATAGTATATAAGGAGTAAACATGACACTATTAACCGACAATGACGCTTTCGACATTTCAAACACTATTTGCGGCTCTTTTTATTATGAAAAAGAATCAATATTTGAACTTCACAAAGGCAAACCGACAACCGACAAAAACTCAACCATGTTATTTTATACAACCCAATTAGAAGCTGTATTATCTTTTAATCAGTTAAAAAATAAATATGATGCAGCTCTTGTTTGGTCAGAAACCCATGATGAATGGATTGTTATAATTAATTTAAAATTTACAACCTATGAAACAATGAAAGCATAAATTGACATCAAAACAACTACAATCTTTTTTAAAAAAACATAATCTTACACAAGGCGACTTGTGTAGGATTTATTTTGGCACATCAGAAGTTAATGATAGAAATGTTATTTGGCGTTGGGTTAATGGACCGACAAAGCCACCAAGAAACTTGGCACAACATTTAAAATATTATTTGATTGCAAAAGAAACCGACAAAGCCGACTAAACTTCAATTATATTTATTTCTTAGCACTATTCTGTCAATCATGTCACTAATTTTCTTTGTATTTTCATGAAGCTGCAGCCATAACCTAATATACATAATTTCCTCTAACCACATTGTTTTAACTTTTCTACGATCAACACCGACAAATCGTGCTATCCTGGAAAAAGGAATTTTCTTTGCTCTACTCCATATAATTCTTTTAGCTTGTAGATCCTCAACAACTTCTCTTAAAATAGTAGATGCTATCCACCACCGACTAATATCTTTTGATGATGGTTTAACAACAAAGGTAGCGTTATTCCAAGAATGTTTATACATCTTTTCTTGCTTTACTTCTTGCCAGGATGCTGTGGTTTTTTGTTTTTTAATAGCTCTAGGAAGTCTTTTATCGGTTAGTGCTGCTTGTTCAAATAAATTTATTATATCTTGATTTGTAATTATAGGCATTGGAGGTGCTTTGCTATTTTTTCTGCTCGCACTTTGTCATTCCAATCTGTACTTTTTTTTAATCTAAGCCATTCCTCTGCTAATTCATTATTACCAGTTTTTTTTAATATTCTTTGATAGGTTCTCTCATCCGATGAATACTTCTGTGAAATACCATTAACAACAGCTTTGTAATTAGCGTTAGTATTCTTTGCTACTCTACTAATTAAATTTTCAACACTAGATTTATTAATAGATTCTTTGGTAGATTGGTCGGACATATCTGTCCTGATATTTTTGACAATACTGTCCTGTGTCTTGGACAAAACTGTCCGCTGTTTATAATTGATTTGATAAGTAGTAGCACGACCTGGAGAACCTTTTTTTAATTTAACAACATAATTTTGTTCAATTAAGTTATCAATACCTCGTCTTACAGACCTCTCACATAGGTTTGTATCAGCCGATAACCTCATATGGCTTGGAAACAACGCCTTAGTGGTGCTATTTTCACGATTAAGCAAGAAATACATAACTCTTAGTG